GGCTAGCTCCTGGCAAGACTGCGCCCTACCCTACCACTCCCGCCCCTGCTGGCAAGCACTCAGGGCGACAGCGCACGGATATAGGCCTGACACGCCCGCAGGGCGATCAGTCCACGGTCGCCGTCGTCGGTGATGGCGACAATTCGTCGAGCATGCGCCGGGTCAAGTCTGGCGCGTACGGGGCCATGATCCACGCCGCTGGCGCCGGCGGCGGCAGGCACTGGGGCACAGGCGGTGTCGCGCTCGACCAGGACCGACAGGCGCAGATCGGCAGTAGCAAGGCGGTCACGCAGGCGAGCCTGAGTCTGTTGGGCATTGGTCAGCTCCTGGAAATGCTTCGTTTCACTGTCATGCAGGCGTTGTTCGAGGTCCTGGCGCTGATCGCGTTCGGCGAGCAGCAGGCCGTGCAGCGCCTCGGCCTGGTCAAGGCGCTGCTGCACCAGCGCCTGTTCCTGCTCGGCCAGTTGACGGCCAAGGCGCCAGCCCTGCAGTTGCCAAGCCAGCGCCGCAGACAACGCCATCAACCCAAGGCACAGCGCCAGTTGCAGGCGGCTCAGCACAGCACCTCCCGCGCCCGCGTCCACAGTTCGAGGCGCTCCGACAAGCCGTTCAGGCCGCCGTTGATATGCCGGGTGATGCGGTTGAACTCGCCCTGGTCGGCCAGGGCGTTGAGCCCGCGCGAGTGCCAGAACCAGGCCGCCGATTCGCAGGCCCAGCGCGGCTGCTCGAGCATCTGCGGTTGCGCCAGCAGGCGTTCGTCGCCGAACAGCGCACGGCTGCAGGCTTGGTAGTTGTTGCGCCCGGTCACCTGGATCAGGCCACGGCCACAATAGCGTTGGCCGTCGCCGTCGGCTTCGGGAGTGTTACCCAGGCGCAGGGCCAGGGTGCCGGTGTCGTAGCGGGCCAGGTAGCGTTCGTTGCCCAGTTCCTTGACGTAGCGCAGCTGGCCGGATTCATGGCCGACCTGGGCCAGGAACGCGGCAATGCGTTTGGGGTGGTCGATTTCCCAGTTGGCCATGGCCGTGTTCAGCGCCGGCAGGAAGGCGGCGACGCGTTGGCCGGCGAGCGGGTAGATCTGCTTGAGTTGCTGTTCAGTGAGCGGCATCGGTGCATTCTCCATTGCGGTCTGATCGAAAGGCGGCCGGTGCCGCCTGTGGCTCGCTCAGGGGCGATGGCTCGAAGCGCGCGGCTTTCACGTGATTGAGGGTGCGGCAAAGACCGCACTTGATCTGGAGCTCGGAGGCGGGGGTGACGCGGGCCAGCAGCTTGTGGCACTGGCCGCAGCGCAAGTCGTGGAACATATGCGAGGTCCTGGTGGTGTCAGCGCCAGGACGACCCGGCGAAAGTAATGCCTTGCCTGCTCCCGACTATAGAGAGCGCACACGCTCAAGTGCACCGGGAAAAGCTCATCAGGCATCCGTCAGTTCCGGGCGACAGCAGGAAGTCTTCGGTGTGGACAGTAGAACATCCACGATAGGGCAACCTTGATTGCCCATACTCGATAGACGTCATTGCTCAAGCAGCTGCACTGCCAACCACTGCGGTTCTACAGGACGCTGTGAGCGGTCCGGGTAAGCCATCGATTGCGGCCAGTCACGCAGTGCTTGCAGGTAGTCCAGCAACGCCTTGTGCATATCCTCCGTCAAGGTCGTGCCCTCCTCGCGCGCCTGCTCATCGATATGGCGCTCCCGTAACCATCGCACCCGAGCGATCTGGGCATCACGCCAATGCCTTTCGTTCGACGCGCCGTCAGGCTTTTCGACAGGTGATGGCGTGTTGCCTGCCGCCAGCCACGCTTCGTATTCGTCCCAGAATCGGTGACCACACGGAACGGTCGCACCATCTTCAAGTCGCAGCACCAGATTGGGATTTTCGGTCAGTTGGTAAGCCATGATTGATCCTCAGAGTTCGGCATCGGCCGTCGCATGGATGTAGTAGGCCTGCGAAGGGACCGCGACATCCGAGTTGTAGACATGGGTTCCACGGGTACCGGCATAGAGCACCGCGGCATTACCCGAGGAAATGGCATCGCTGCCTGAGCGCCACTGGCCTGCCGTGCCTCCAAACGGGGAATACAGGGCGACACTGGGCACTGCGCGCTTCTCGACCTTGAAGGACCATTGCGCATAGGGCTGCGACGCCGAATTGGCCTGCCCGGCATAGACCCACGACACCAGCATGCCGCCAGTCCATCCCTGGTTGTGACCTGGCCTAGCGCTCAGTTCGAAGGTCTTCTCGTAGTAGCGCTGGCACAGCGCGAGTTCTTGCATCGCACTGCGTTGCTCGAACGGTGTCTCGACCGGCCCCTCCTCCAGCTGTACCTGGGCAAGATCGAACATCTGCAGGGCATTCAACGGCAGGTTCCACTCGACCCGCAGGTAGTCGTTGCCATTGCTGCCCATTAACTTGCCGGCGATGGAAGGCAGCTGCACAGCAACGATGTATTTCTGCCAGACGGTGGTGATGTTTAACTGACCGGCCCCCACGCTGACACCTGCCGAAGGCGACCCTCCCGATCCGAACGTCTGCCTGAAGCTGACAGAAATGTTTCGAGGCGCATCACTTCTGGCCCAGAAACTCAGCGTTGCCTTCTTGCCGGCGAGCGTACCCACCGACTCCACGGCTTGGCTGATCAGGTGCTGGGTACTGCCGGTGCCGGCGATCGTCTGGTGCCAGCGCAAGAAAAACCTTGGTTCGTTGGGCACTTCGGTCTGGCCCGGCGTGAAGCCCTGACGAGAGATGACCACTCCTGCGTTGCCGTCCCAGTCACAGCGGAAACGGTCGGCCACGTATCCGCCAATATTGGTTGCAGGATTCAAGGTCCCGCGCTGCCAGAAATCGAAGTTGCCGTTGATGATCAGGTTCCTGCGATACACCTGGACTGGAAACTTCTGCATCGGGTCCAGTTTGGCCAACTGCCTGATCGCCAGGACCAGCTGATCATTGCGGTTCTCCGTCGGAACGATACCGGCGGCATAGATCGCGTTGACCAGTTCCTCGGTCACCGCATTACCCCAACTCGCCGGAATCAGCGACCCCGGCATCCCCGTCGCGGGGTTTTCATCAACGAACTTGCCGTTCACCAGCCCGACGCTGGGAACACTTTTCGGATAATCCACGTTGCTCTCCTCTAGTCGTAGTTGATCCGCACCTGCGTGTGCGCCGGTGCGCTGCGCCGTATCAGGCACTCCAGGGCATTACCCGGGTTGAGGCCGAAGCGCTCGCCGAAATAGCTGGCGCCGAAGCGCCGCCCCAGGCGCTGCCGCCCGCCAGTGTTCAAGGTCCACATGAACTGCGCCTGCCAAGTGCCGAAGTAGTCCCGGCCAAAGCGCACACGGCCGAAGCGCGGTGCCCTGTGCTCGGTGACGGTGGGCGACGGATAGCCCTGGCCCTGGGCCAGCTCCAGGTAATAGGCGATATGCTGACCGCCCACTGCCAGCAAGCGCTGGCGCACGGCCAGGCGGCGATCCTCGAACGCCGCCGAAGACCCAAGGCAGGCATCGGGCAACTGCATGACCCGCTCCCAGTCAGACACCAGCTCGCTAAAGGTTGCCGGGTCCATCTCGAACTGCAGGTCGCGGATGCGCCTGTCCAGACCCGCCAGCTCCTCGGCAGTGCCGGCCAACACCTGATCCAGCTCCGGCACCCGCTCCGGGTCCCAGGCCGGGCCGTCAGGCAACAGCGCACGCAGTTGCTGGTGATAGTCAGCGGCGTTTCTCAGTCCAGCCATTGGCAACCTCCATACACCAGCAACTGGTTGAGCTGCGCCGACACATCGCTGCTCGGCCAGTCGAGGCGATGGTCGCGCTCCCCGCTGGCACCGCTTATGGCCTCGCGGATGTGGCTGAGCAGCAGCGGTTCGCCCAGTTCGGCCTCGCGCTTGTGCAGGTCGGCCAACTGCGCCTCGACCGCGGCGCGCACGGCGCTGCTGTCGGGGGTCAGGCGCAGGCGGTAGGTCACCGCGATGGGCGTCGGCGCCAGCACATGCACTTCGGCGGTGACCGGTCGCAGCGGCTCGATGTAGGCCTTAACCGCAGCCAGTTGACTGGCGTCCGGCAAGGGCTCGGCATCCTCGTCGCACATCACGAACACGCCCACGGTACCCGGCCCCAGGTAATTGCGCCGACACCAGGCGCGGGTCACGCCAGGGAACTCCAGCGCCCAGGTCACGTAGTCGTCGGCAGAACCACCATGGGGGATCACCCGATACGAGCGGATCACCCGAGCCCGCAAGGCCTCGAGGCTCTCGACCGCCACCCCGCCGCGCACGCCCGGCGCCAGCACGGTGAAGGGCCCGCCGACACCGGCTACGGGCTGTACCGAGAACAGCGCCAACCCCGCCTCGGCATTGCCGACGGTGCCGGGATCGAGGGCCTCGACCGCAACTTGATTGACACCCGACACCAGCACCGGCGTTTCGCTGACGCGATAGCTGCGTCCATCATCGCTCTGCAGCAATGTGTCGGGCTCCAGGCGCGCGCCAGCGATGGCATTGAAGGCCACCCTGCCAGTGGCGCGCTGGGCGGCCTTGCGCGGTTGCTTCAGGCGCAGCGTCGCCATGCGCTCGAGAGTGTCCTCGTCGGCGCTGTCCGGGAGGATCTGCTCGGCGATCCAGTCCATGTAGCCGTATAGGCCATAGGCGGCACCGCTGATGGCCCGGGCCAGCACCTGGGCATCGGCCCGGCGTAGCGGCACGCGGCCCAGGTCGTTCTGGGTGCGGTCGATCAGTTGCGCCAGGTTTGGCGTTTCAAAGGGCATAGTTCACCTGCCAGCTGTCTCCCAGGTTGATCTCCAGGCGCTCGCCGTCAGCGAGCACCAATGTGGTGTGCAAGGCCAGGCGCTGCAGGCCGCGACGTTCGCCGCGCACCTCGATCGCGCGGCAGTGGCCGTCGTCGACCAGCCAGTGCAAGGCCTCGCGGGCATAAAACTCGGCGTCGCGGCGGGTCTGCTCGGTCAGCTTGACCCGTTGCAGCAGCCACAGCCGCGAACCGATACGGTCATCGGCCACGTTCGGGTAGCTGTCGCCCCACCAGCCGTGACGCTGCTCGTCGTCGAGCGGGTCGTCCGGCGCCGCCCGGCGCCAACTGAACAGGCTGATCAGTACGGCGCGCTCCAGGCCCGTCCGGGTCATGGCAGTCAGGCTCATGCCGGCCTCCCGGTCTGGCCGTTGCCGCCCTGCACGCCGCCATGCACGTGCTGGACCTGACTGATGCCGGCGGCCACCTGATCGCCCTTGGAGACGATGCGGCCACTGTGGCTGAGCAGCGGCGAATCGATGTTCACCGCCGTGCTGGCGCGGATGTTCAGGGTCGCGGTGTCGATATCGATGATCCGCCCGCGCTTGAAATGCAGGCGGTCGCCTTCGTCGGTGTACAGCGCCACCTCACCTGGGGCCAAGGCCTGCAGTCGGTAACGACGGTCGCTCAGGGTCAGGACCACGCCGTGGGAGCGGTCGCCACCAATGAAGGCAACCACCCCCTCGGCGCCAGGATGGGGATGGCTGGTGAGGCCGTAAGGCTCGAGGTGCTCCAGGTCGTCCTGCAGCTCCCCCGCCAGCAGGCGCATCTGCAGGCGTTGCAACTTGCCGGCGGAATGGGCGAGCACTAGGCTGCCGCGCGCCAGCATGCGCGTTAATAGATTCATGGGGATGTGCTCTGTCGGGACCGATCAGCCGGCTGCGGCCTCGGGCCGCTGCGGATCGGTCGGGTTGAGTTCGAACTTGGCCGGCGGTGCTACCTCGAGGGTGGTCAGCGAGCCATTGGCATCGAGGTCGTAGGTGACCTTGGCGATCAGCATCCAGCGCTGGAGTCCAATAATCGGGTCGACGACCCACACCAGGGTGTTCTGCCGCCACAGCTCGCCGTTGGACTGCCGCCAGCCCTGCACCTTGTAGGTCGCCTGCCAGGTCTGTGCCTCGCGGCTGCGGGCTTCCCAGTCGACGCGGTGCTGGGCGTCGGTCTCGCTCATCGCACGGCTTTCGTTGATCAGCAGCACCCGTCGGCGCACCGCTGGGTCGAAGGCCGTGGCCTGAACCTCGCAGGCCTTGCGCGCTTCCTCGCCATCCTTGCCCTTGCGCTGGGCGCATACGCGGTATTCGGCGAAACGCTTCTGCTGGCTGAGCGCGGCGCCGCCTGATAGCACGTTGCGGCCCACCTCAAGGGCATCGCAGGCTTGCCCACCGCTGCCCGGACGAATCAGTACCAGCCGTCCTTCGGCGTCGTCGGTGGAATAGGCTGTCTGCACGGTCAGCAGGCGATCCAGTGATTGGAACACCGTCTCGCCCGGTTGGATGGCGTGATGAGCGATCGGCTTGAGTGATCCCAGTTCACTGCGCACACGCACGCCGTAGGGAGCGGCTAGCGCCTGGGCGATCTGCTCCAGGCGCTGTTGGCGCCATTGGCCCGGCTGGTTGATCGCCGAGCACTCGACCAGATCAACGGTCAGCGACTCACCCTGCACCGTCAAGCCTGTCTGCTGGTGGGCATGGTTGATCGGTGTGGCCGAGACCCAGCCGGTCAACACCAGGTCGGACCCGATGCGCAACTCGCAGCGGTCGCCCGCCATGATGCGCACCGCCGCGCCCTGCCCCGGCCATTGCCAGGTGATGCCGAGCTTGAAGCTACGCGCCTGCTGCTCGAAGCCGGCGCTGATGCTGACGCTGGTCCAGCCGCCGTAGTCCAGGCCGTTGACGCTGAGGGTCACGGCATTGCGAGGATCGCCCATGGTTCAGTCCCTCGCCATCTGCAACGGCTGCGACGGCACGAAGCCTGGGTGACGCACCCGATTGCGCTGGACGATCTCGCCGGCCCGGGTGGCGTCAGCGAAACGCCGATAGGCCAGTACCAGCGCCGGCAGCGGCTGCTCGGGCCGCACCGTGACCAGACTTACGCCCGAGGCCGCCACGGCGTCCAGGTGCGCATCCAGTTGCCGACGCAGGTCGCTCAAGGCCTGGTAGTCGACCGCGTCGGCCTTGAGCGCGGCCTGCCAGATCACCTCGTCGAGCAGCTCGCGCAAGGCCCGCACATCGTCGGCCACCGGCACCTGAGCGCGCTCGACCGGTCGCACGCGCTGCACGGCCAGCGGCGGCGTCTCGCGCAGGGATTCGCTGCGCGGGCTCACCGGCATGCGCGCCAACAGCAACGCCAGTTGCACAAGTATCGCCGCCTGTAGCAAATCGCCCAAAGCCTGGGCGGTGAGCTGGGTATCCTTGCCGCCACCCGGCGGCGGAGTGTCTAGCGCGGCCGCCGCTTCGGCCTGTTGCGTGGCGCTGGCCAGCACGCCGCGATAACCACGACCCAGCGCCTGGTTCAAGGCGGCAGCTGGGCTGCCCGGCGCATCGGAGGAGGCACCGCCGAAGCTGCCCAGGCTGCCTTGCAGGTCGCTGAAATAGTTACCTAGCAACGCGCCCAGTGCCCCTGGCGCATTGACCAGCGAATCCACCAACGCGCCGAGGCTGCCGAGCGTCACCAGCAGCGGCTTGAGCTGCTGGTTGACCAGGATGTAGAAACCGGACAGGCGATTGCGCAGGGCCTGCAGGTTGACCCGCGCCCGATCGACCTGGGTCATGGCCGCCTGGAACCGCGCCAAGGCGACTTCAAGCAACGACTGCGAGGCCTGCTCCAGCTGGCGCCGGGTGTTGACCTGGGCACTCGGGTAGGTGAGCGGCGTATTCGGGTGGAACTTCATGACCAGGCTGGCCATCCCGCCCGCCTTGCGCTCATGGCTCAGGGTGCATTCGCCCACTTTGACCTGCAACCGCCCCAACCAGGGGTGCAGCAATTCGCCGCTACCCTTGGCCAGCGCGGCGAGCAGGCGGTCACGTTGGGCGAAGCAGTCCGCGCCGACGATGAAGCCGGTCAGCTCGTGCACCTGGGCCTGGCGGCCAAGACTCTCGAAGTACGCCTGATCGCGCTGCGGGTATTCGTGCAATGCGCCCTTGCGCCCCACCGGCACGCTGGCCTTTTCGACCCAGAACTTGACCCCAGCGAAGCTCGCCGGCAGCAGGCTCTCGGTCCAGTCACGATTCATAGGTACCTCCTTGCGACAGGGAACGCACGCCCACGTTGGAGCGGATGTTCAGCCCGGGTTGATTGCTCTGGCTGGTGACCAGCGCTAGGCCGGGGGGCGGGTTCTCGAAACGCAGCAGCAGGCTGCCGTCGAGGTATGTCCGCCGGGCTTCGGCGGTCTGCTGCACCAGTCCGCTGCCACCTTCGCCAGCCAGCGGACTGCTGAGTGGTGTAGCGCCGACGGGCGCTGCTACGGGCTGCTGGTCGCCTCCCGGCTTGCCGAAAGTATCGAAGACGGCGGAAAACGCGCCGCTGAAGAACGCCCGGATCGGCTCGACAATCGGTGCAAGCTTCGCCCACCAGTCGCCCAGCCAGGCCGCCACCGGAGTCCATTGCTGCAGCCATTCCAGTGGAGAGCCGGTGAACAGATTGGCCAGCGCATCCTGAATCGGCGCCATGCCCTCCAGCAACTGGCCCCACAGTTCGCCGAAGAAACCGCTGACCGTCCCCCAGGCCGTGCTCAGCACCGCTAGAGGCGACCATTCGAATAGCCCGGCGATTGTCGACCAACCTTGCGCCAGCACACCGAGGGCCTGGCCCGCCAGATCACCCAGCCAGCCAACGATGGCGCCCCAGTTGTCGTACAGCAGCACCAGTGGATTCCAGGCCAGCACGGCCTGCAGCCCCTGCCAAGCCAGCGCGAACGCCCACTGTACCCGGCCTGCGAGATCGGCGAACCAGCCCGCGACACTCCCCCAGTTGTTGTACAGCAGTGCCACCGGGCTCCAGGCCAGCACCGCCTTGAGCATGCCCCAGGCGCTTTGCAGGCCCGTCAGGGTCGACGCCCAGAGTTCGCTGAAGAAACCGCTCAGCGCGCTCCAGCCACTCTGCAGCGTCGCCATTGGGTCCCATTGCAAAAGCGCCTCGAACGCCGCCCCCATAGCCTGGAAAACCGCGCCGACACGCTCGCCGACTGCCGCGAAGAAGCCCGAGATCGGCTCCCAGTACGCCACGATCAGCCCCACCGCCAGGGCCACGGCGGAGACCACCAGGCCGATGGGCGTGGCATTGAATGCCAGCAGCGCCAAAGTTGCCGCTACTCGCAGGCCGGTGAAGGCTGCCGCTGCAGCGGCAACGCCCTCGACCAGTTGCGGGTGGGCCACGATCAGGCTGGCCACGCCCTGGATCAGCGGTTTCAAAGCCTGGGCCACCGCCGTGAAGGCCGGCAGCAACGCCAGGCCGAAGGCCAGGGTCACGCCCTTGATCGCCCCTTGCAGCTGCTCGAGGCTTTCCTGGCCTTGCCGCATGCCAGCCTCGGGCAGCATCTGCGCCAGCGCGTCCCGTTGCAGACCGGTGTTCTCCAACGGGTCATCCTTGACCGGCCCGAGTTGCAGGTCGTGCATGTGCTGCTCGAACGCCAGGGCAGCCTTGATGCCACTGACGAACGGTGCCGCAAGGCCCTCCCCCTTGAGCAAGGCGCCAATGTCCAGCTCGCCGAGCTTGCTCTTCTCCAGGGCATCGGAAAGCCCCTCGACCTTGGGTGTCTGGGCCACCACCTGGCTGACCTGCTGGTTGACCTGCACCAGGTTGACCGCCAGGCGCCGGGCGTCGAGCACCAGCGAATTGAGCTGTAGTTGATCTGCCATCATGGTACCTGCTGCATCGCATTGATCCGTTGCGCGTGCTCCAGGGATTCCCGCAGCACGTCCAGGGGCCTGGCCAGAATCCGTTCGGGGTCCACCCGCCAGAACCAGGCCAGGTCGTAGGCGATGGCGATCAGAGCGCCGATGCTGGTGACGCCGCACTCATGAAAAAACCGGCGACGACCCAGCTGGCGGTGTTGAGGTCGGCCAGGTCCATCTGGTTGACCGACGACGGCGGAATGCCGGCACAGACGGCGATGTACTTGGCCGCCACATCCATGTCCAGGCTGACCTCCTCGCTCTTGTCGATGCGGTACGGCAGCGCCTTGATGGCGCGCACTTCCTGCACCGTCGGCCGGCGCAGGGCCAGCTCCTGGAGCACTTCGCCGTGAGCCTCCAGCGGCACGCTGAGCTTGAGTACCTGGGTCATTGCCAGCTCCCCTTGATGCCATCGAACTCCAGAGCCACTTCGGCGTCGTCGCCCTTGCTCACCGGCTCGCCCACCAGGTAGGCACCGGCCAGCACATAGACGCGGCCGTTGCTGAACTCGCAGGTGATGGTCATATCGGTACCGTTGACCAGCTTCTTCAGCGGGAAGTCAGGTGTATGCAGCGCGGTGACCTTCAGCGACGGGCGTCGCTCCTCTTCCTTGTAGTACCCAGGCACCAGAGTGGTGCGGTTCACTTCCATCAGTGGTGCCTCGCAGCCGCCCTTGATGGTCAGTTGGGCACCGTCGACCTTGACGTAGCAGGTGCCCGCAATTTTCTGCCCCATGGCATCTCTCCATAAAAACGGGCCCGCTCAGGGCGGGCCGGGTTGGGTGGTGGTGGACGCGGCTCAGGCGGCGTCTTCGTACTGCAGGCGGAACTGGTTGAGCAGCGCGAACACGCGCAGGCCATTGACGTAATCCGGCGGGAACAGCACGTTGACCCGGCTCGGGTCGGTGCTCGAACGCTCCACCACCAGGTGCTCGGCGAACAGCTCGGCGTTTTCCACCTGCCCTTCCTGTTCGAGCCTGGCGTACTGGGCGATCAACTCGCCACGCAGGGTGCTCGGGGTGACGATCGGCTGGCCGGCGCCGAAGCGGGTGCCGTCGCTGGCCAGCTTGTGACGGCCGTACTTGCTGGTGATCACGCCCTGCAGGCGGCGGATGATGAAGGCCGACTGATGCAGGGTCTCGCTGTCCAGATAGGAGTTGTCCGGCTGACCGTAGGCATTCTTCTGGTAGGTGGTGATCGCCCGCTGGATGCGCAGCGAGCCACCTTCGTAGTACGCCGTGGCGATGCCGTAGCTGAGCAGCGACTGGCGCTCGCTCAAGCTGAAGCGCTCGCTGGCCTGCGCCGGCTCCAGGCCTGGCAGGGTGCCGCTCTGGGTCGGGCGGCTGGCGTCGGCACTGATGAACGCCGCCGAGCGTGCGGCAAAACTGGCCGCGTGCAACCAAACCGGTTGCGGCGCGCCGCGCTCGACCGCCAGTAGGCTGGCGTGCTGGTCGTTGCGCAGTTGGCCGGCGGCCACCAGGGTACCGACGGTGCCCCGCTTGGCGCCATAGACATGGCCATACAACTGACGGCTCCAGGACCAACGACCGGCGCTGTCGTCCATTGCCAGTTTCCAGGCATCCAGGCTGGCGCTGTCGGACCACGGCAGGCAGATAAACTCGAAGGGCTCGTCACCCACTGCTGCCAGGGCCTGGACCTGATCTGGCACGCCGGCGCCGCCGGCGAATACGGTGACGGTCAACACCAGGCCGGCCGGGGTCTGCTCGCCGTTGCTCAGGCCAAGACGGTTGAGCTGCAGGGCGATGTCGTTACCGCTGTCTCCGGTCCACTTGCAGCTCAGGCTCAGCACGCCGGCGCTGGCCACGGCGGTCACCGGTAGATCGGGGCTGGCGTTGATCTTCAGCGCCAGGGCGCTGGCCACCTGGGCGGCGGTGCTGCCCAGGAGCACACCGGCCTGGATCCGAACGCCGCCCACGTAGAGGTTGACCAGTCCCGCCTCGGTGGCACTGCCTTCGACCTTGACCTCGGCCTTGGCCACTGCACCTTCGCTGTTGCGCAGCGGCAGGCACCAGATCTCGCCCAGCGGGTCGGCCTTGCGCCAGGTCTCGTACATGGCCGCCAGCATCGAACCCTGGCCGCCGATCTGCTTGGCCACCGCCAGGCTTGGTACAAGTACTAGCTTGCCGGCCTGCTCGGCGCCGACGTTATCGTTGACCTGGGCGACGATGAGCCGACGCAGGTTGGAAGAGGCACTGTTGGCCACCGAGTTGTCCATCTCGGCGTAGAACAGCGGAACACGGATGTCCGCGGGGATGTTGCTGAATCCGACCGACATTATTTCGCTCCCTGAGATTTGACCGCCTCGGCGGCCTTGAGGATCACATCGCCATCCGCCAGGCGGCGGCGCCACCAGACGGTGTCCGGCACATCGCGGCCCTCGGCGGGCAGCAGGTCGCCGGATTGCGGATCCGGCACCGCCCGGCCAGTGGCCGGGATCACGGTGATGCGTGCTGTCATGGGTTGAAGGTTCCTTGGAAAGTCATTTCGATGCGCCCGTCGGGGCCTGGCTGACGCAGGTTCGGGTCCGCCGGATCGATGGCGTCGACCCGTACGGTGACGCCGGACAACGGCGGCAGCTGGTCGAGCTGGCGTTCATGCCAGGTCTCGGCGGGCTCGCTGGCCCGACTGCGGCCGAGCTGCAGCGGGGCGATGAAACGATGGCGATACAGCACACGGCGCGTGTCGCAGCGCAGCAATTCGCCACCGGCGTATTCCACCGGCTCGCGGCCGGGGGCGGGTCTCCAACCGACCAGCGCCAACCACAGCTCGGCGCGCAGGTTGTCGAGCCGTTCGAGGGCCGAGGCGGTTCCCTGCGCGCTGCTGTCGAGCAGCAACAGCACCTCGAAGCGCTCGCGCAGGTTCTGCCGCGTGGCGTTCTGCAGGTCGTTGCGGTCGGCCTCTTCGCCAGTCAGCAGCAGGCAGGCGGTCGGCTGGGGTTTTGGCGCGAGGTTGTCGATCGCCGCCAGGTCGAGGCCGACCACGGCGGTGTCGCCCAAGCTTGGGCAAAGCGCCAGTTGGGCGCTGAGTAGACTGGGTTTCATGGAGGCTCCGGATTCGGATGGGCTGCGCAACAAGACTCAGGCGCAGCATCGGAGCGGGCTTGGCCCGCGACGCCGTCGTCGCGGTGCATGGCACCAGACTTGCCGGTGTTCGGGGGGCAAGCCCGCTGCTACGCTCAACGCGTCATGCCTTGCCCGCACCAGTGAAAGGCGCGCTAGGCTTTCACCGCGCCTGCTCGGCGCGGTGCCGGCCCCTTGACCTTGGCCTTGCCTTGCTTGCCACCATTGCACTGCACCGTGGTGCGCCAACCGCTGCTGGTGAACACCTGCTCGACCGACTCCACCAGGTAGGGTCCGTCGAGCCCGGCGAGAAAGCCGCTGATCTCGATGCCGCGCTCGGCGAACAGGTCGGTGCGCCCGGGCATGTCCAGGCGCACGCTGGCGGTGTCGCGGTTGAAGCTGGCCAGCCGGGCGCGGGCTGCCTGCTCCGCCGCCGCGCGGTTGGGGTACAGGTGGCGGTCGGTGTAGACCGGCTGCAGGCCGTCCGGCGCATCGTCATTGACCAGTTCCACCGCCTGCAGGCGCCCGCTGGCGCTGTCCTGGTGGCGGGTCCTGACGGCCTTGTGGGTACTCTTGTCAGCCAGGCGAAACTGCCACTGGCTGACCTCGTTGCGGGCAATGCCGATCACCCCTAGGGGCTTGCCGCTGGCACTCTGACCGCCCTGGCGCGGCAGCACCAGCAGCTGACCGTTGGCGAGCTTGGCGGTGCAGTCGTGCAGGCGCGCCAGGCGGGTGATGAAGTTGAAGTCCGACTCGCTGTACTGGTCGACCCGCGGCACCTGCACGGCCACCGGGCACACCGCCTGCCAGCCATTGCGGGCACCGATCTCGGCGACGATGCGCTGCAGCGTCGCGTTCTCCCAGCTGCCGCTGCGGATGGTCTTGCCGCTGCCACGCAGGTCGCTGGCCTTGCCGCGGATCACCAGGGTGTCCGGCGGTCCGGACAGCTCGACCTCGTCCACGGTGTAGCGGCCCAGGCGGTTCAATGGCTGCCCGGCGTAACCCAGGTGCACTTCGAGCATTGCGCCCCTGGCTGGCAAGGCCAGGACGCCGTCCCGCGCATCGAGGCGCAGTTCGAACTCATCGGACTCCAGGCCCGGCTTGTCGGTGGTGCGCAGCAGCAGCAAACGGTCGTTGATCAGGGTGGTAATATCGTTGCCATCGGCGGTGATACGAAATTGGGGTTGCACGATTGAGGCTCCAGATCAGTCCCACAGTTGCACGGTATCGCTCGTCGTCATCGGCAGTTCGGGCAACAGGATCCTCACCCCGGCGCGAAACGGCTGCGCCTCGTCCGCCAGCCCCTGGTTGGCATCCAGCACGGCCTCGACCGTACCGGCCAAGTGGCCGTAGTAGTGCTGGCAGAGCGTATCGAGCAGGTCGCCCTCAGACGTTGTGCAGGTCTTGGCCATAGCTCACGAACTCCAGTGAAAACCCTTGTTTGCGCGGAATGCCGCCGGCCAGCAGGACGCTCTGCTCCTCCTCGATGCTGGTCAGGCACCAGGTGCCGAGCACCTCGCCGTAACCGGTGGTCAATGACAGCGGCAGCAGCTGGCGGCCGATGCTGCGCAGCGTCTGCAACTGGCCCAGGCCGCCCTTGAACCCGGGGAAGATTGCGCCACGGATGTTGATGCTCTCCTCACCCAGGCTGACCGCCTGCTGGGCGTTCGCGCGGCTCAGGCGCTCCTGCCCGGCCCAGCGAAAGCGCGTCTGTCGGCGCAGCTGGTCGAAGGCGGCGGTGTCCAGGTTGAAGTAGTACGGCGCCGCGCCCGCCTTGAGCGGTTGCAGCACCAGCAAGTGCGGGAACGGCTTGACCGCTTCGGCGGCCGGCGTCGCCTCGGGCGCGAAACCCAGCGTCGACAGCACGCCATTGACGGTCGAGCGCACCTCCCCCACCACACGGCGAATCGCCGCACCGGCCTTGGCGGCATGGGCGGCGAAGCCGTCGATGCGATCACGCACCTGGCGCACCACCGCCACCGCCTGGTCGTACTTGGCCACCACCTTGGCAACCCGGGCCTGGGCGTTGGTGATTGCGCGCATGGTGCGCTGCAGCTTGGCCCCGATGATCGGGCCGACCACCGGCAAGCCTTCCAGCTCACCCACCGCGCCCTGTATATGGACGATCGCGTCGTTCATCGGATCGAGCATGGCGTCGGCACGCCGACGCCCTGCCTCTCCCGCCTTGACCAGGGCGTGCAGCGTGGCTTGCAGCTGCTCCAGATAGGTCATGGATCCTCCTTAAAGTGCGATATGTGGGGTGTCGGCCAACTGCGCGGAACGGGCCTGGCGCATGAGTTCCTCGAGCTGGCGACGGGCGATGGCCTCCAGCTGTTGCAACACCGAAGGGTCATCGAGGCTGTTGCTGAACGTGACCGGCATGTTGGCGGTGAAGGTGAATTGCTGGTTGATCGGCGCGGGCGGGACCGCTGGCGTGGCCGTCGCTACCGGTGGCGCGGGTAGCGGCGGCTGTGGCGCAGGGCTATCCATTACCCGTGCTGCCTCACCCAGGCCCGGCTTGGCGGCGAGCTCTTCCTTGCCCGAACCTAGCGCCTTGCCCAGCCAGCCACCGATGCTTTCACCACCCATGCTGCCCAGCACGCCACCGATCAGGCCGCCGATCGCGGTGCCGATCACCGGCACCACCGAACCGATGGCGGCACCTGCCGCAGCACCGGCCAAACCGCCTCCGAGGCCACCGACGGCGGTGCCATATCCCTCGAGTTTCTGCTCGGGGGGGGCGTCGCTGTTGTAGGTCTCGGCAAGTTGCAGGCCGGTGTCGAGCAAGTTGGCACCAGGAATGCGCCTGAACACTCGCCTTGCCACCGAGGCGCCGGCATTGCCGGCCACCGCCCTGCCCACCTGGCCCGTGAATGCAGTACTGGCGAGTCCGGCTGCGCTGGCTGCCGATGCGGCGGCTGGCGGTCTGTCCTGGACAGCTTCCTGGGCCTCGAAGAAGGCCGCCTCGTCCTCGGCTTCGTCGACCTCTTCTTCCTCCTCCTCTTCCTCCGGCTCCTCGGCATCGTCACCCGCTTTCGGCATGCGAGCGGCAGGAGTCTTTGCCTTGTCGGCAGGAGCGTCGTTGGCGGTGGGCTTGTCGGAGAACAATCCATGGAGCGTCTTGCCAGCCAGGCCGCCGAGACCTTCACCGATCATTTCGCCAATCTCACCGCCGTACTTCTGGATCCGCTTGTTCTTGGTCACACCTCCGAGCAGTTCCGCCCCAAAGCTTCCCAGTACACTGCCAAAAGCGGCGCCTACCGCCTCGGCCTGGTCCTCGCTCTTGTCCTTGAGCACGGCCAGGCCAAGCTTTGTGACGCCCTTGGCGGCGGCCTTGCCACCGTTCTCCCTGAGACCGCTGGTGATCTCGCTGCGTCGGTCGGGAGATTGCCCTTGGTAGGTCCGCGCGCCCCAGGCGGCAAACGCGGTACCGCCCAGTGCGCCTGCCGCGATCAATCCGCCCTTCACGATCTCCCGAGCGCCATTGGCGGGCCCTTCGGGGGGGCGTTCTTGCGTTGCAGCAGCGCTCTCGGGTGCGGCGCTTTGGGTCTGCTCTGACGGCGTGGCGGTCCCCTCGGGTGCATCGACAGAACGTTGAGCTGAAGCGTCAGCCGCGGCCTTGTCCTTGCCTGGTGCATCGTTGGCGGCGGGCGTATCGGAGAACCAGCCGAAGACTTTTTTGCCAAAAAATCCGCCGACACCTTCGCCGATCATTTCGCCGATCTCACCACCGTACTTCTGGATCTGCTTGTTCTTGGTCAGGCCGCCCAGGAGCTCCGCTCCCAGGTTGCCGAGTACGCCTCCAAGCGCTGCGCCTGCGGCCTCGGCCTTGTCCTCGCCCTTGTCCTTGAGCATGACCAAGCCAAGCTTGGTGAGGCCCTTGGCGGCAGCCTTGCCACCGTTCTCCTTCAAGCCCTTGGTGATCTCGCTTTGTCTTTCGGACGTTCGGCTTTGATAATACGAACGTGCTCCCCAGGCAGTGCCAGCGGCTACAGCGACAGTACCGGCACCGACCGCTCCAGCCTTGAGCACCGCCAAACCCGCATTCGCCGACTCCAGAGGCACACGCCCCTGCTCCGCGCTGCGCGCCTCGGGCGGATCACCCCGGGCCGGCCGTGGCGCGGGACTCGTCCCCTCCAGCAAGGCCGCCTTGCGCAGCTCCAACGTCGGGGCTGGTGACTCCTTGGCGGTGGGCGCGCTCGAGGCCACCGCCATCGCACGCAGTTCCAGCGGCTTGCGCCCAAGTGACAGGTAAAGCCTGCGCAAGCGCTCGACCTCGTTCCCCTCACGGCGTAATCGGTCGATCTGCGCCTTATGTGTCCATGCCTGGTCGTTATCCAGCTGCCTTTCGGCCTGGCCCACCTTGTCCAGCTCGAGCCCCAGGCGGATGACCTCGCCGATCAACCGCCCGAGCCGGGTACCGTCCGCTTGCCTGCGCAGGCGCTCGACCTGGCCACGCAAGCTGTCGACGGACCTGCCCAATGCCTGGTCGCTGGTGACGCCGAGGGTGAACACCTGTGTGTTCGCCATGGCTTGCTCCTTGTCACTCCGCCAGCCACCAGACCATGTCGCTGTACGACATGGTCATGATTTCGCTGGCGGAAAAGTTCAGCTCCTTGGCCAGCCGCCTGGCGGCGGCCTTCTGCCGGGCAGGGTCAAACCTCGTCGTCCTGCACCAGGCGAAAATAGCCAGTCTGCAGGCGGCTGTAGTCCTTCAGGGCCAGGCCCTCGAGGTCCTTGACGCCAACCTCGGCGAGCGAGGCGAACAGGTTCAGTTCGCGCTGCTCGTCATCGCCCACGCCACCGGCCTGGGCATTGCGGATGTCACGCACGGTCGGTGCGCGCAGCGACAGGCTGTCGACCTGCACACCGTTGGCCTCGCTGGGGCGCGACAGGCGCACGGTCACGCGCTCGGCGTCGACGGTCAGCCATTGCGGCAATTTTTTTGCTTGAGCCATCGAGCGTTCTCCTTAAAGACCCAGGGCGGCGCGCTGGGCGGCCAGTTGGTCGACGCCGTCGATCACCCGCTTCATGCCCAGGGCGTCGATTTCGTAGACCAGGCGGCCATCGACTTCGAGCTTGTAGTAGGTGACGGCGACGCTGTGCTTGATCTCGGCCTTGTCGCCGGACTTCCAGTCCCCCATGTCGATCTCTTTCAGCGAGCCGCGTAGGGTGACGATGACCGGGTTGATCTTGCCCTTCAGGCCCTTGAAGGCGCCGCGGAAGGTGCCGTTGAAGGCGGTGCCGTCGGCCAGGCCGAAGAACTTCAGCGACTCGCGGCGCACGCCGGTGGTGGTGAAGGCGGCTTCCTGCTTCTCCATGCCCTGGTCCATCTCGACCGGCATGTCCATGCCGCCGGGGCGGTGCTCTTCCATCTTCAGGGTGAGCTTGGGCAGGGTCAGGCTGGGCACGTCGCCCTGGAAGCTGACGCCATCGACGAACAGGTTCAGGTTGGCCAGTGTTTCGGGAATCATTGCCATGCGGATGCGCTCCTTAAGCGGCGGAATCGAGGACTTCGGTCAGCCACTGGTTGGTGACTTCGACGCGGAAATTGGGGTTTTCGGCAGGCGGCACATCGGTGAAGCGGATGTTCCAGTACACCTTGCCCTGCTCCAGTTGGCTGGCGGTGTTCAGTTCCGGATCGGCGAAGACCTCGAAGTTGATGATCGCGCCCTGGTTCTTCAGGTCGCGCATGAAGGCCTGCAGGCCTTCGGTGACGTCCTTGACGTAGGTGGCGGTGATGGAGCGGTCGACGGCCCACTTGTGGCCGTAGAGGATCGCGTCCATGACAATGTCCATGGTCCGTACGCGGGTGACGAAAGCCCATTTCGGGTCGCTCGACAGGGTGCGGTTGCCCCACAGGCGGAAGCCGTCGTCGCGGATGATGGTGGCGATGTTGGCGTTGTTCAGCTGGTTGGCGCGGCAGGTGTCGTCGCCATCGAGGAACTCCACGGCGCGGGTGGTGCCGGTGATGCCGACGAACTCCTTGTTCGAAGGCGAAGCCCAGAAGCCGTACTCGCGGTCGGTGAAGGCGAACAGGCCGGCGACCCAGGCCGACCCCGGCGCGTCGACGGTGGCCTCTTCGGCGTTGTCCCAGTAGCGCACGCCCGGATCGACCAGGAAGGCGCGCTTGGCACCGAAGTTCTTGGCGTAGGCGATGGCCGCTTCATCGGTGGTGTTGGGGCCGTCGATGATGGCGATGGCGCGCAGCTTGTCGGCCAGGGCCACCAGGGCGGTGCCGACGGCTTGGGTGGCACTGTGCTTGGGGGTGACCAGCAGACGTGGCTGGGCATTGAAACGGCTCTTGCCGTCGAGCAGCGCCTGCAGGCCGGTGCGCTTGCCGTCGGCCAGCACGTTGCCGATGATCGCCGAGGTCTGCTCGGCGGCATCTTCGAGCTTGGCCACGCCGCAGGCGACGATGACCGCCTTGGCGCGGCTGTAGATGGCGCGGCAGGCCTTGGTGATCGCCGCGTCCTGGCCGAACGCCGCGACCGCTTCGCGCTCGCTGGTGATCAGGATAAGGTCATTGGCCTTGGCGGTGACGCCCGGGCCTTCGGTGAAGGTGTCGACCAGGCCGATGATCGAGGACGACGGCAGCGCGATGCTGCGGGCGCCGGTGTCGACGTTGGTCACGGTGACGCCGTGGAAGAATCCACTCATGTAGGTTTACTCCAGGTTCAGATATGAAAAAGCCCCGCGGGTGCGGGGCCTGGAAGGGGGGCAGGATGAACAACGCCCCGAATATGTGGGGCCTCCTGAAAGGCAGAAGTTACTTGGCTTTAGAACTGGTGATTAGTTCGATCTCTCGCACCAAAGACTGATAGCGTTCGAATCGGGCTTCGCCATCGGCAATATCCAGTTCATGCTTGCGCATGCGCAGTACCGCTAGAGCCTCCTGGTCCATCCGTTGTTGCTCAGCCTGCTGAATGATGAGGTCAGCAGCCTCGGTGCAGCTCAGGCCTGCGGAGTCCGCGTAACTCTTGATCCAGATGCCGGCATCGCCTTGATAGCCGGCATCCTTGTATTGCCGGGCAGCATTTTCACGGGAAAGATACTCTTTTTCGAAGCGGCTCCAGTTGGCATAGATGGCTGCCACTTGCTCATCGATCAATACTTGCAATTCTAAGGAGGAGGGCCAAGTCTTCGGCCGCTCCCGGATCGAAGGTGGAAAAACATCGAAGTCAAGAATTTTATAATCTGACTGGGCCTTAAGAAGCTCCTCGTAAACTTCCCTGGACACCGCCTTAGCCGCTCCTGGAATACTATGGTGAACTTCATCGTTATAGAACGTGCGTTCTCCTTGCACTACAAAAATTGTCATCAACCTTTCCTCAAAATCCAATCGCTCGCCACTGTACAATGCGTGAGTTGGCAAGATTGGTGTCGCAAAACGCCTGCCCCTCAAATCCCACAATACTAGGGATACCGATACTTACCGACTGTCTATCCTGACGGTAAGAGGACACCTTGTCGTAATCGTCAATGGATACGCCAATGCTAGCGACTACCGATAAACAGGTATTTGGAAACCTTAGTGGGAACACCGTGTCAATTGCGGTCGTTGAGATGTTTACGGGTAGCACGATTCGCCCCCATTGTTCGATGAAACCGTTGGGATTCTTCGCCCAGCCGACTACCGCTTTGAGAGAGGCATAATCTGGCAAGTTGGAAAGCCCACCAGAGATAACCGTGTAGATATTGTCTGCTACACACATCAGCATGACCGGTAGCTCGTTGGAGCGGATGGTGATTGTGTCGTACTGCCTGGATCCGATGCTGATGTACCCACCAGCAGCTACTGGTTTCTTTATGGTCACCGTCCCGTCACCATCGCCCACGGAAATCGTGAAGACCGAACCGGTTGCAATTCCCGAGGACGGTAACTGGAGACTGCCACTCCAAACCCCGACACCTCCCATGTAGGTCAAGCGCCCAACATGTTCGGCCGTCAGCGTCGCTCCCACCAACGCAGATACGATTTTTGAAGAAAATGCCAGCCCGATCTCCCTAGCGAACTCTGTGGTGGCCAGTCGGCTCGAACTGTCACCTCGCCCGACTGTTGGCGCACTTGGACTGCCAGTCAGTAAGGGACTATCCGTGGTTGCTAGTACACGCCATGAAGACCATTTCTGCTCATCAGACATGACCCGGATTGCGCGCTGGACCGGATCAGGTCCCAATCCGGACTGTCCAGATGTCAATGTCTGGGTCAGGTAGTTCTTTTCATTAAGGCCATCCACGACCAGTGAAAAACGCCGTGCTCCAGTCGTCCAACCTGTCGGGAGATTCAAAACTCCAGACATGGGAGTAATATAGTTCCCAGGGACTGTGTAATTATTCAGGTCTGCTTCAGTACTGAAAACACCTATTCCGATACCGTAATCACCAGAGCGAACCAGACGCCCTGCTGTGCGATCCGTCACCGATTGCAGCTTGGGCGTATTCCCACTGTGCCAGACCTCCTGCCATGGCAACCATGTGCCGAGTGTATTTCGAGTTCGGATGAACGTTGCCGGTGCGTCCGTACTTACCAGAGAATCCCAGATCTGAGTTGCGGCGTTCGCCGTTCCACGTTCCATATGCAACAAGGAGGCATTGGGGATCGGCTGACCAGCCCCACCTGCGAGATACCCTACAGGCCATACCGGGTGCGTCCCCTCGTTGCCGCTGATCATGTAGAAGCCATTAATGTTCAGCGTGTCTATATTGCCCGCATAGGGAGTGCAGGTCCCGCCCACGCCGAACTGTGCCATGGCACCACGTACGAATGCCGTCGTGGCAATTGAAGTGTCGTTATCGGTGACAGCTGGAGTGGGTGCCTTCGGATCCCCTGTGAATACAGGGCTGGCCAACGGCGCTTTGAGCGCCAGCGCAGTATCCACCTGGCCCTTGGTATAGACATCGGTCAATCCATATCCAGCTACCGTGGTCGGGTTGGTCGCGGCAATCACTCGTCCGTACTTGTCTACCGTGACACTACGGTAGGTTCCTGCCGACACTCCGCTACGGCCAAAAGCCATTTCATAACCCTGGGCACTGACACCCAGGTTGATCGGTCCATCGCTGACCAACTGCCAAGCACTGTCACCGTTGACCGTGCCCTTCTCGACCAGCACCAGCAGGCCAGGCGTGACCTTGGCATCGCTGTCGGCATCGCTGCTGCGCGTCCATGCGCCTGCGGCCGCCAGGTAGAGACCATTGTCCTTGGCCGCCGTCTGGTCCTTGACCAGCACCCGGGTCCCCGCCTGCAATGCAACTCCATCGACGGTCTGCAATCCGCTCAGGGTAATGGCGGCTGTGGTCGCGACCTGCACCGAATGCTTGAAATCCTGCCGCGCCAGTTCCTCGGTGACCCACTCACGAGTGGCCAGGACCACCGCCGGATCGATCTTCAGTTGCACGTTACTGGCACTGCTGACGATCAGGTTCATGCGCACCACCTGGGTGCGCCCCGAGCCCTGGCTGAGCAACGGTTTGTAGGTCGGCGCGCAGTTGGCCACGGCGACCATGTCGCCATCGGCGTCGTACAGCGCGATCTCGCGGATCCACTTGCCGCCGACATCCGCCGGGATGACCTGCTCGGCGACGATGATCGCGCTGTTCTTGTCGTCCACCTTCAGCTGGTTCAGCGGCGCCCGGCGCCATTCGTTGATCAGGCTGGTCTGGGTGGCGTTGGGGGTGGGGTCGGTGCCGTTGGCGTCGCCCACGCCCATCTGGGTGATTTTCCACGGGATGCCCAAGGCATCCGCGTTGGCCTGTTTCGCCGCGCCCACGTTGGTGAGGATGGCGTAGAACTGGGAATTCTGGTCAACCATGTGCAATGTCCAAGGTATCGATTGTGTGTTCCCGGCCGCCGCGACCAATGGCGCCACTGACGATCAGGTCAGGAGGTGCCGGCGGGTAGACGTCGAGTTCGTCGCCGTCCTGCAGCGCGCAGCCGAAATAGAGACCGCCACGGCTTTCGAGACTGATCGCCAGACCGGTCATGTGGCGGCTGACCGGCCGGGCGTCGTCGATCAGCGACGACAGTTCGTTGTAGGTTTCCTCGCTGATGCCGGTGTCGGTCACCCCGACCTTCAGGGCAAACGTGCCCGGTACGCCGGCAGGCTGGGTCTGCCACCATTCCTGCACCTCGATGAGGTAGCCGAATGGCTCGACCACCCGCCGGAGAGCGCCGAGGGTGCCCTTGTGGGCATGGACGAAGAACGCCGAGCGGATCACCGAGCGCTTGATCGCCTCGCTCCAGCTGTCGTCCCAGCGGTCCACCGACCAGGCCCAGGCCAGCTGGTAGAGCAGGTGCGCCGGGCAGGTGTCGGGGTTGTAGAGGGTGCGCAACGTGACCTTGAGGTCCTCGTCGGCCGCCACCTCGATGGCCCGCTCCAGCGGCGTGCGGTTGAGCGGCAGAAGGCTCTGCATATCAACCTCCCCGCCGCAGTACGATGCCGGTGCACCAGGCGGCCTGGGCCTTGCTCGGGCGAATGTCGCTCCAACCGACCAGCTCGACACGGCTTACGCCATCAATGTGCAACTGCGCATCGATCCCGGAGCGGGCGACCTCGACGCCCAGGCGTCGGCGTGGATTGACCCAGGCCTGGAGACGGCGCCGGCATTCGCTGAGGATCGCCTCGAACTCCGGGCCGTTGTCGGCCATGTGCAGCACTGCCTCGACGCGGTACGGCAGCACCTCGGCGCTGCGCACATTGACCCGGTCGGCGACCGGGCGAATATCGTCGTCGTTGAGGTAGGCGTTTACCTGCGCCAGCAGCTCGGGGCTGGCCACGCCGTCGTTGTCCAGGCTAAGCACAGTAACGTCCACCACCGCCGGCGACGGGCTTTCGGCGGTCGCGTCGGCGACCCGCCCCGAAGCGTTGCGGGCATGGAGGATGTAGCTGTTACGCGGACCGGCGGTGGTCAGCCCTTCGTAGACCAGTTGCACCCGTTCGCGCAGGGCGTCGTCGGATTCGAGCACGGCCTCGGTCGGTGGAATCGTGCCCGGGTCCGCCGCCTGGATCACCAGGCGTTGCAGGCTGACGTTGGCCGCCAGCTGATCCAGATCGCTGCCCTGGGCATAGGCCAGTAGCAGCGCCTTGGCCGCGTCATTGATCCGTGCCCGGTTGAGCAGTTTGCGGTACGCGCCGACCTCGAGCAGCTTGGTCACCGGGTCGCTTTCCAGGTTGGCGGTCCAGCCGTCGCCCAGCTGGGCACGGAAGCTGGCCAAGTCCTCCTGGTACAGCACCTCGAAATCGAGGTCTTCAAGCAGTTGCGGAGCGGGCAGTTTCGACAGGTCGACCTGGCTCATACCGTCACCTCCACCAGGGCGTCATCCCCCAGGTAACGACCGCTCAAGGCCAGGCTGACCTGGCCATCGAGCACCGCGACGACCTTGACCCGCTCCAGCTTCAGCCGCGGCTCCCAGCGCCCCAGGGCCCTGGCCACCTCGGCCTGCACCGCACTCTTCCAGCCTTCGTTGACCGGCAGGTCGACGTAACGGCGCAGCTGGCTGCCGTACTCCGGACGCATGCGCCGGCTGCCCAACGGCGTGGTGAGAATGTCCTCGATGGATTGACGCAGGTGGGCCACGCCCGACAGGGGCTGGCCGGTGCGGCGGTCCATGCCGATCATGGGGCACCTCCTGGAATTGAGGCTCCAGGTAGCCTGTTCGGATAGCGCATGGTTATCACCTGGCAGGCAGGAAAGGGTTGCCCGGACAAGCCGGACAGCCGTTTCAGGAGACGAAGTCGTAGGTCAGGGCGATGGCCGCCGTGGCGTTGTTGGCGACGGTCCACAGGCCGTAACCCGCCGGGATGAACAGCTGATAAGGCAGGGTGTACTGCGAATCAATGCCGCCGTTGATCCCGCCCATGATGGCGTGGACGCTCATGTCACCGAGGTAGGCCGGCGCCTTCGGGCCGGTGTACAGGTTGAGGATGCCGCCGCCGGTGCACAGGGTGGCAGTGCGCAGGTACACGCCATCCTTGTTATCCGCGGCGCTGAAGACCTGGCTGACGGCGGTTGGGTGGGCGTTGAAGAAATGCTTGCCGACTTTTACTGCTTCCATGTTGCTTTACCTTTTGAGTCGAAATGATGGGTCGCGGCACATGCCGCGCTCATGTCGCTCAATGGCGATCTTGCTGGGCTCAAGGCCTTAGGCTCTGTACGAAATGTATCTGCACTCGCCCATACTGCGTTGAAACGGGGCTCGGAATGCTCATGTACTCCAGTACAGTCGGGCGCGACCCCGGCCGTTCCGCCCCCCGTTTCGCCTTGTCTGGCCTTCGCGCAGACACATTTCGTACAGGCCTTGGTTCAGTGCTTGTGGTTGGCGGTGTTGCCGGCCGTGTCGATGATCCGGCCACCGCCGTTGATGTCGCCGCTGACCGTCAGCGGGCCGTTGATGGCAACCTTGCCGGTCAGGGTGATCGACGCGGCGTCGAGAGTGATGGCGTTGTCGCTGACCACCAGGGTGCTGGCGCCGACCTTGACCGTGGCCTGGCCGCTGGGCAGCTGGATGTCATAGCGTTTGGCCTGCCAGTCGTAGGCCAGTGAGCCGCCATCGTCGAAGCGCCAGACCTCGACATGGTCGCGGTTGTCCGGCGCCGTCCCGGCATTGCCGTACAACCCCGCGACGAAGGTGCCCAAGGCCGGTTCGCCGCTGGGGCTGATCAACACGCCCTGCTCGTCCAGGCTCGGTGCCCGCCAATGGCGGGCCTTGCCGGCAGCCTGGGCATGCCAGCGCACCCAGGCGCTGGTCCAGCCGCCGCCGTCGGACACCCGTACCCGGGCCGCGGCCAGGTCCACCGCCACTACCCGGCAGGGAATCACCAGGCTGGCCAGCATGCGATCGTGCATGGCGCTGGCGTAGCTCATGCCAGGTCCTCCGGTGACAGGTACTTGTCCTGGTTGCCGGGCCCGGTGTCCGGCGCGAAGCCCAGCATCAGGCTGCCCGCCGGCTGGTCGGGCCAGGGCCACTGGACACTGCCCAGCAGGACCGGTTGCTCCCATTGCACCCGCCAGGAAGTGCCCTCGGCTTCGGCGAGGATGTCCCGTGCGCCCTCGACGTAATCAAGCCCCCAGGACTGCTGGCGCAGCACATCGATCAGCTGCGCCGCCAGCACGCCGGCCTGCGTCCGTGCCTGCGCGGGGGTGCCCTGGGCGGTGACGCGGGCCTCGAAGGTCGCCATCAGCAATGAGCGACCGTCACGCAGCGCCTCGTCGCCACGCATGCGCAACACGCCATGGACCAAGGCCGGCAAGGCTGGTTCGAGCGTGACGTCGCCCTCCGTGGCGACCGTGGCGAAGGCCGGCAACGTCGCCCGCAGGGTGGAGGTGACGGCCGCGTACAACTGGGCCAGTTCGCTCATGCTTGTGCTCCTTGAACGCTCGGTTCGACGAAGGCCGGGCCCGTTAAGGCCCGGCGCCCGACTCAGAAGTGCCAGGTCCAGATGTCGATCGGCTTCTGGTCAGGGTTGATCTTGCGGATATGGCGATAGGTCGGCTGGAAGCCGAAGCGCGCCCATACCGGTTTCTCGTCGAGGATGGCGATGCTGCCGTTGGCCTGCAGGCGCAGCACAGCGCTGGCATGGCCGCCGGTATGCGAGTGCCACAGCACCGCATTGCCGGCACCGTAGACCACCAGGTTGCCGTCACCCTGGAACACCGCGCGCACGGCGCCCTTGCCTTGAGTGCCGGCGTTCCAGGTGGCCGCGCCGTTCGGGCCATAGGCCACGAGATTACCGTCACCCTGGAACACCAGCTTGCTGGCGCCCGCGCCGTACACCACGCCCTGTACCAGCTCGGAGCCAGGTGCCAGCAGCAGCGAGTCGATCGCGCCAGGCACCAACGGGATGGCCGGCGTGCCGTTCCACAGCGCCAGCGAGTCGACCAGCACGATATTGCCGTCGTCTTGCAGTACCAGGTGGGTACGGTTCCACTGGTCGTTGCTGGTGAAGGTGCTGTTGTCAGTCAGCCACACCCGGCGTCGCGAGTAGTCGTCGAGGAACGCGCCGTACTGAACGTAGAAGGCCAGCGGGGCCTTCTTGTTGCGCAAGGGGATAGTCGAGCTGAAAGGTTGCTGTTCATTGGCGCCCCAGACGGTGGCGCCGTTGTCCTGGATCACCAAATTGCCATCGCCCTGCAGCAGCAGCTTGAAGCGCTGATTGGGCGACAACAGGTACTGGCCCGCCGACAGGGTCTGGTAAGCGGGCAGCACCGAAGTGCCGACGCCGTTGAAAGGAATGCGGGTACGACCTGCCATGGTGTTTCTCCTACTGGATCGATTGAAGGGGAGCTGGACTCTGCGGCCCGTCCTGATCGCTCGTCGGCACGTTGTCGAGGCCCGTGGCCTTCATGTGGTTCAAGGTCGCGCAACGCGAGCACTTGATCTGGACCACCGCCGCCCCGCCGATGCGGGCCAGCAAGCGGTTGCATTTACCGCAGCGAAACTCGTTGAACATTCGCTTTTCTTCCTTGTTGCCACGTTCATTCTTCGTCCTGGCGTACAGCCGCGGGCTGTTCGTCCAACCCCAGCCGCCGAGCGGCCCAGCGCTCGTAAAGGCCGATGGCCACGTCGGCGCCGGCCATGGCGGTAAGGCAGCCAAAAGCGCTGGCACTCCAGATCGACATGCCGCTGGCGTACAGCAGCATGACCGTCGACACCCCGCAGACCATGCAGGCCCCCGAGCGCAGCGCCAGCCGCCTGAGCAGCCCCCAGCCGCGGGCGCCGGCCTTGTCGGCGCGCCACATCTCGCCGGAAAGTCCGCCCAGCAATGCCAGGAGGATCACCAGCCAGAGCGGCATCTCCAGCAACGTCTGTTGCTCGTTCGTCACGTTCCTGTCTCCTGTGTGTTTGCCCGCCGGCGACAGGCCGGCGGATCGTGATTGGCTTGACTCGGCATTCCAAAAAGCCCGCTATGCAGGCTTTTCAGTAATGCGCGGTGTAACCGTCGGCCACGACTGGTGACGCCGTACGGTTGCGCTTCAAATTGGTGACTCCGACCGCGGCCGCCTGCCCGCCGGATAACTGATCGTGGTGCTTTACGCTGCACACCCGGGCCAGTTGCCAACCCTCTGAACAGTCGAGGCCTGTTCATCGCTGCCTGTATCTCAACCGGTTTGCGTCCGGCTTGGGATACATATTATGCACTCATGCATATGCAGTCAATGCACAAACTCAAATTTTTATGCATCAGCTTTTGCTCCTATGCATGGAGGCCTGATCCGACGTGGATGTAGGGGGGTTCTGAGGACGAAAAAAAACCCGCCGAGGCGGGTTTCTATCGAGGCGCGGGGATCAACGGGCGTACATGCCCCACCAGAAAACGTGACCGAGGAGGCTGATCTGTTCTTCCTGCATCTGCTGGAAGCTGTAGTCCTCGTCGGGGTGCTCATCGCGGTTGAAGCTGCGCAGGCGGATGCCGGTGGGCAGACGGTACACTTGTTTCACCCGCAGCTGGCCATTGTGGTTGATGGCATAAAGGTCACCGTCGATGATGTCGCCGATGGTGCTTTTACCGGTATTGACCCCGACCGTGGCGCCATCGCGCAGCACCGGCAGCATGCTGTTGCCACGTACCGTCACGCACTTGGCGTTGTCGAACTGCACGCCATTGTGGCGCAGGCTGCGTTTGCCGAAGCGCAAGCGAGCGTTCTCGCTTTCCTCGATGACGAATCTTCCTGATCCTGCTGCCAACTCGACCTCACGAAGAAAAGGAACGGAGACCTCGTCATCCTCGACGGGGGTTTCATCGTCCCACAGGCTGATATCGCTCAGGGCCGCGTGGCCCTGGGCGAGCGGGACCGCGTCACGGGATTCGCCGAGTTCGACACGGCCGCGCAACTGGTCGGTGCTCACGCCGAAGTACTCGGCGATCTTCGAGACGTGCTTGTCCGAAGGATCGACGATCTTCTCGCTGAGGATCCGCGACAGGGTGGATTGAGGCACGCCCGTGCGCCGATGCAGCTCTGTAGGGGACAGGCCGTGGCGGGCGAGCAGTTCTCTGAGTACGGAGGCTACGTTGCGTTTTTGCATAATGCGCATAATGCAACCGTGGAAGCGAAAATGCAATGGGCCCTGCAACAGGCAACCTGCGCAGATTTACCCCACCCCATCCGACCTGCGTCGACCGGAAAAAGCCTGTACCATTAGCGGTTTCGAAATTTGCCACCAGACCACCCGCTGTAAGGCCCTGAATGTCTGATCTCTCCGCACACACCCCGATGATGCAGCAGTACTGGAAGCTGAAAAACCAGCACCCGGACCAGCTGATGTTCTACCGCATGGGCGATTTCTACGAGATCTTCTACGAAGATGCGAAGAAAGCCGCGAAACTGCTGGATATCACCCTGACCGCCCGCGGGCAGTCGGCGGGCCAGTCGATTCCCATGTGCGGGATTCCGTTCCACTCGCTGGAAGGCTACCTGGCCAAGCTGGTCAAGCTCGGCGAATCGGTGGTGATCTGCGAGCAGATCGGCGACCCGGCCACCAGCAAGGGCCCGGTGGAGCGCCAGGTGGTGCGCATCATCACCCCGGGCACGATCAGCGACGAGGCCTTGCTCGACGAGCGCCGCGACAACCTGATCGCCGCCCTGCTGGGTGACGAGCGCCTGTTCGGCCTGGCGGTGCTGGACATCACCAGCGGCAACTTCACCGTGCAGGAGATCAAGGGCTGGGAGAACCTGCTGGCCGAACTCGAGCGTATCAACCCGGTGGAACTGCTGATCCCCGACGACTGGCCGCAGGGCTTGCCGGCCGAGAAGCGCCCCGGCGCCCGCCGCCGCGCACCGTGGGACTTCGACCGCGACACGGCGCGTAAAAGCCTCTGCCAGCAGTTCGCCACCCAGGACCTCAAGGGCTTTGGCTGCGACAAGCTGACCCTGGCCATCGGCGCCGCCGGCTGCCTGCTGGCCTACGCCAAGGAAACCCAGCGCACCGCCCTGCCCCACTTGCGCAGCCTGCGCCACGAGCGCATGGACGACACGGTCATCCTCGATGCCGCCAGCCGCCGCAACCTGGAGCTGGACATCAACCTGGCCGGTGGCCGTGACAACACCCTGCAATCGGTCATCGACCGTTGCCAGACCGCCATGGCCAGCCGACTGCTGACCCGCTGGCTGAACCGTCCGCTGCGCGACCTGAAGGTGCTAAAGGCCCGTCAGGATTCGATCCGCTGCCTGCTCGACGGCTACCGTTTCGAGAAGCTGCAGCCGCAGCTCAAGGAAATCGGCGACATCGAGCGGATCCTCGCGCGGATCGGCCTGCGCAACGCCCGTCCCCGTGACCTGGCACGCCTGCGCGATGCCCTCGGCGCCCTGCCGGAGCTGCAGAACGCCATGGCCGAGCTGGAAGCGCCGCACCTGGCGCGCCTGGCCGCGATCACCGGCACCTACCCGGAGCTGGCCGGCCTGCTGGAGCGGGCGATCATCGACAACCCGCCGGCGGTGATCCGTGACGGTGGCGTGCTCAAGACCGGCTACGACAGCGAGCTGGACGAGCTGCTGGCGATCAGCGAGAACGCCGGCCAGTTCCTGATCGACCTGGAAGCCCGCGAGAAGGCCCGCACGGGCCTGGCCAACCTCAAGGTCGGCTACAACCGCGTGCACGGCTACTTCATCGAGCTGCCGACCAAGCAGGCCGAGCAGGCGCCGGTCGATTACATCCGCCGGCAGACGCTCAAGGGCGCCGAACGCTTCATCACCCCCGAGCTCAAGGCGTTCGAGGACAAGGCGTTGTCAGCCAAGAGCCGCGCCCTGGCCCGCGAGAAGATGCTCTACGACGCCCTGCTCGAAACCCTGATCGAGCACCTGGCGCCGTTGCAGGACAGCGCCGCCGCGCTGGCCGAACTGGATGTGCTGAGCAACCTGGCCGAGCGCGCCCTGAACCTGGACCTGAACTGCCCAAGCTTCGTCGACGAGCCGTGCCTGCGCATCGAGCAGGGTCGTCACCCGGTGGTCGAGCAGGTACTGACCACGCCGTTCGTGGCCAACGACCTCGGGCTGGACAACAGCACCCGTATGCTGATCATCACCGGCCCGAACATGGGCGGTAAGTCCACCTACATGCGCCAGACCGCCCTGATCGTGCTGATGGCCCATATCGGCAGCTTCGTCCCGGCCGCCGCCTGCGAACTGTCGCCGGTCGACCGCATTTTCACCCGTATCGGCTCCAGCGACGACCTTGCCGGCGGGCGTTCGACCTTCATGGTCGAGATGAGCGAGACTGCCAACATCCTGCACAATGCCACCGACCGCAGCCTGGTGCTGATGGACGAGGTCGGCCGCGGCACCAGCACCTTCGATGGCCTGTCGCTGGCCTGGGCCGCCGCCGAGCGCCTGGCCCAGCTGCGCGCCTACACGCTGTTTGCCACCCACTACTTCGAACTCACCGTGTTGCCGGACAGCGAACCACTGGTGGCCAACGTGCACCTGAACGCCACCGAACACAACGAACGCATCGTGTTCCTGCACCACGTCCTGCCGGGGCCGGCGAGCCAGAGCTACGGCCTGGCCGTGGCACAACTGGCGGGCGTGCCGGCGGCGGTGATCCAGCGCGCCCGCGAGCATCTGGGCCGGCTGGAGACTGCCAGCCTGCCCCACGAGGCGCCAGTCATGCCGGCCCGCGACAACATGCCTCACGTGCCGCACCAGAGCGACCTGTTCGCCAGCCTGCCACACCCGGCCATCGAGAAGCTGGGCAAGCTGGACCTGGACGACATGACGCCGCGCCAAGCTATCGAAATGCTATATCAACTGAAAAACCTGTTATAA